TCATATTATGAATGTTATCAAAAAGTAAAAGTTCCTTATGTAAATGTATTTATTAAAATACCTCCAAGTGAAGAAGAATTAGCTGAAATCAAAAGACTTGTTTCTATACAACTTGAAGAATTTCAAAAAGAAACTGAAGTTCAATTATTAGAAAAAGAACAACAGATTGAACAATCTTTACGTTCTGGAGAAATTATTGAAGAAAGAGCAAAACTTGAATTAGAGCGTTCTCAAAATATGGCAAGACAAGCAATTCAAGAAAAACGAGCAGAGCTTATGTCTATTGCTCAAGATAAGTCAACAAAAATTGAACAAAGGATTATTACAAAAAAAGAATAT